CCCCTACAACAATCCATCCTTTTGTTGCATCTGCATAAACAACAGTCATTGATATACCATCATTAGTTAAAACTACATCTGCAGCACTTCCTTGAATATTAGAACTATTTCTACCAATAGTTAAATTATTAGTTCCAAAAGAACTAGAATAGTCTGCTACAGAAACAATGTCTCCTGCAGAAGGTGAACTTGGTAAATTAACTTGGAAAGCTCCACCAGAAGTATTACAAAAATAACCTTCTCCTGAAGTAGCAGTAAAGGTTGCTGTCTTAATTGAAGTTTGCCAATTTACAGATCCTGCTCTTCCAAACCCTGTTTGAGAAGCACCACTTGCAAGTGATACTGTATCACCAGAAGCACCAATTGTAACCGTAGTTCCAGATTGACTTATAATTACACCACCATCTGCTGCTTTTAAAGCTGCAGATTTTAAATCTCCAGATACTGTTAAATTATTATTTACTGTTACTGGAACACCTGCTGTTACCGATACTGAATCTCCAGAATCTCCAACAGTTACTGTCCCACAATTTGTTCTTGGACTAATTTTATTTACTTTTACTTCACTCATAATTTACCTATTGAAATTTGTACCTTATCATTACTATACCTGAACCTCCAGAACCACCAGAATGGCTAGTTCCATCATAGTCTCCTCCACCTCCACCACTACCTGTATTAGTTGTTCCATTTGTTCCAGTGGTGTTTGCTCTAGCATAACCTCCTCCACCAGTTCCAGCAGTAGGAGCACTTGGAGAAGCACCTGGTGTTCTTATTCCACCTCCACCCCCACCTGCAAAATATCTTGTTGAACTTACTGGTCCAGGCGTACCATAACTAGGAGCTGTTGGTCCGACGAAAGAATCAGCTAAATAACTTCCGGTTGCTCCTTGAGCAGCACTACCACCACCTGGTCCCCCTACCGCACCTGCACCGCCACCACCGCCACCAGTATTAGTATTACTTGAAACGCCTCCATTATTACCTTGTGGCGGACTAACTGGAGGTGTGTTACCTGAACCTCCTGCTCTTGGAGGATGAGGTGAACACGATGCATTTCCACCTCCTCCTGAACCTCCTGATACTCCTGCTGGTCCATAACCACCTGGATTTCCACCACCTGCTGAAGTAATAGATGAAAAAGTAGAAACACCACCGGCACTTGCCGAACCACCTGCTCCAACTGTAATAGGATAACCCTGTACTGAAACAGGTAAATTAGCAGGAGCAACTAATGGAGACATCGTTGGTGCAGGAATACATCCTACACTATTAGATATTCTAAACCCACCTGCTCCACCGCCACCAGATATTGATGGTCCTGCTGATCCACCACCAGCTATAACTAAATAATCTACTGAATTAGAACCACCAGCATCTCCTGCTGATGAAACACAAAATGTTCCTGGTCCTGTAAAAATATGTGTTTTAAAATTACCATTAGTTAAAACTGTACCACCAGTTGCAGCAACAAAACTTTGAGCTCTCTCATTAGAAGTTGAATCTTGAACATTAATCCAACCTTGTGTTGAATCAACGAATATAAATGTTACTGATTGACCTTCTGTATTTAAAACTACATCAGCATTTGTTCCACCAATTTTATCTGATCCATTTGGTGAAACTGTTAAATTATTTGTTTGCCAAGTACCTGCATAATCTGCAAGTGAAACTATTGCTCCAGAAGAACCTGCTGGTAAATTACAAGTAAAAACACCACCTGTTGTATTACAAAAAAATCCATCTCCAGACACAGCAGTAAATGTAGCTGTCTTTGGAGTTGTATCCCAGTCTACTGTACCTGTTCTTCCAAAACCTGATTGAGAAGCACCTGCAGATAAAGCGATAGTATCACCTGAAGCACCTAATGTAATTGTCGAACCACTTTGGCTTACAATATTTCCACCGTCACTTGCTTGAAGTGCATTTGATTTTACAATGTTTCCTGCAACTGCAACTGTATCACCTGCTGCACCAACTGTAATTACATCACCACTTTCATTGATAATGTTATTATCGTTTTGGTCTGAAATATTATCTACTTTAATTTTACTTGTCATAATTATTGAAATTTATACCTTATTATTACTATGCCTGAACCGCCTGATCCACCACAACCTCCAGCTCCAGTGCCACCTCCACCACTTCCAGTATTTGTTGTTCCTGCAGTACCATTAACAGCTCCTTTTGATCCAGCACCACCGCCTCCAGAACCTCCAGTGCCACCTTGTCTTGGACTAGCAGGTGCTTGCCCTCCACCACCACCACCAGCTCTCGTTGTTGGAGTTGCATTTATAGAAGATGTTGCACCTGCTCCACCAGGTCCACCCTGATCCGCTGAACAAACAGGAGTTCCTACGGCAGTAGCTCCACCTCCACCTCCTCCAGCTGCTGTACAAGAAGCTATATCTTTTCCAGAACCACCGTTTGATCCTTGAGGAGGGCTAACAGGTGGTGTATTTCCTGATCCTCCAGGTTTATTTATTCCTCCACCACCACTTCCTGATCCACCATTTGCTCCGCAGGATGATCCTGGAGCACCTCTACCTCCACCTGCAGATGTAATAGTTGAAAATATTGAATTTGATCCAGTGCCTGCTGAACCTCCTCCACCACCTACTGTGATGGGAAAACCTGTGGCTGTAACTGGTAAAGCTGCAACTGAACTTGGAGAGGAACCTAATGGAGATACAGCATAACATCCAGAAGCTGTTCCTCCAGATTCTCTATATCCTCCAGCTCCACCACCACCACCATAAGTAACTCCACCACCACCACCACCTGCAATTACTAAATAATCTACTGTGTTTGATCCTCCTGAATTACCTGCATTTGATACACAAAATGTGCCTGGTCCTGTAAATGTATGAATTTTAAAATTACCTGATGTTGTTATGGTCCCACCAGTTGCTGCAACAAAAGCTACTGCATTTGTAACTTCGTTACTGTTAACAGACTGCCAACCTTTTGTTGCATCTCCATAAATTAAAGTTATGGCTACTCCTTCGGTTGTTAATTCTAAATCGAAAGCCCCTCCTTCAATTGGTTGACTATTTCTACCGATTGTTAATTTATTAGTGTCAAATGTTTGAGCGTAGTCTTTAACAGCTACAATATCTCCAACGCTTGGTGAGGATGGGAGGGTCATTGTAACAACACCACTTGTTGTATTAACAAAATAACCTTCACCTGATGTTGCTGTAAAATCTCCTGTCTTTATTGAAGTTTGCCAGTCGACAGTCCCTGATCTACCAAAACCTGATTGAGTAGCTCCACTTGTGAGTGTGACTGTTCCACCAGATCTACCGATAGTCACAGTTGTTGCATCTACGGATGCAGTTTTACAAGCTCCGCCACCAACTGTTAAAGTTGTACCTGATTGTTGTGTTATCTGATCTACCTCAATCTTACTCATTAAATAATTACCAATGTTCCTGTTGCTGTTATTGTTCCTGTAACTGTCACTGGACCTGCTAATACACCTGAATCCATTGTTTGAACCTCATCTAAAGTTGATGCATGAGTTACAACATAACCTGTTGCTTCCATAACAGGTGACATTGCTTTCTTAGCAGGGATTGTACAAAATACTTCTTTTTCTCCTGAACCAAAATCAATCTTAGAAGTGTTTCCTGATGAATTACTTATCACTTCAGTTCTTGCTAAAGTATCTGGAGAGGCATCGGTAACGGTTCCAATACCAACTTCAAACTTATCTGTACCTGTTTCGGTAATACAATAATACGTAGTATTAGTTGTACCTACTCCAGCTACAAATGTTATAAAGTCCTGTGAAGCACCAGCTAGGTTTAACGTTCCCGTTCCCGAGGTAGTGCTTGTCTCTTTAACTCTATCGTTAATGACAAGTGCCATCTAAACCTCTCTTACGTTAATCTTAATATTGCTGCAGATGTTGTAAATGCAGGGAACTGAATTGTAAATGTTCCTGCAGTTGCAGTTTTATCTCCACCAAAATCTAAAACACAAACAGCATCAGTAGTATTTGAACCACCATTGGTTGTTGTGTTGTAAATTAATGCACCTCTAGCTGTTAACGTTACACCAACAAAAGATAAATCAGCAAAGTCAGTAATTGCTATTGATGATGATACTTTTACACCTTGGTTTACAAGTGCTTTACCACCCGCAGTGTATCCTGAAGAAGTAACTTCAGTATTAGATCCACCACCTGGGTTTGTTGAATAGTTCTCTGTTGATTTACCTAAAGTTGCTGACGATGTATACATCGCTAATTTATATGTATCTGTTGATGCATCAAAATCGTGACTTCCTTGAAGTAATTCTTTTTTAAATGAATTACAAATTGCGTTAGTTGTTATAGCCATATTAATCTCCTTTTAAATTTTATGGTGATGGTGAAGGTACTTTAACTCTAGGTACCCCATCATCGTATTCTGCTCGTCTTCTTCTACCCATTTGTTGTAGGGCAAAATTCTGTATACCTTCATTATACTTACTTTTATATAGATTGTACATATCCATAGGTCCTTTTAAAAAGGCATAAGCTTCAGTTAAAACTCCGTCCAAAAGCATTCCTTGTTGGTATTCAGATAAATAAGTATTGTTAGAAGAAGTGAAACTTGGTGGTGTAATAATATAATTTAATTGTACTGCATATGCTTGGTCTGGTGTAGGTGCAACTACTATTGATGTTTCATCCCAGTTAGCATAATATTTTGGTAATCCTGTAGCACCACTTCCGTTAAATTCTGTTATAAAACTAGTATCTCTTTTTTCCATAAAAGTTCTAGTTCCAGATTGATCAGTGGTACTAAATACTTGTAAAGATCTAATTAATAAAAAATCTGCAGGAGTTACTAAGTATCTTTTGTTTGCAGTAAAAGATGAAGTTGCATATTTTCTAGTGTCATCATAATCAACTTTACCTGCAATATCTAATTCTGTGTTTCTAATAAACTGACCAATGATAGTATCTGTTAAAACATTACTATCTACTTCAGTAAAGTTTCTTACTTGTGTTAAAAAATCTGAATAAGTTATAGCCATTAAGTAATACTCACTGTTACTGAATTAATTATAAAATCTAATTGTCTTCTTCTATTTTGTAGTGATGGATCCGCTGGTTTCATAGTGCTTATTACAACACCGGCACTTGTTAAAACGTCTGCGGGTTGGGTTGTGATAAAAGCAAAATTACCAGGAAGAGTTAAGTTAGCCACACCGACCATTGTACCTCCAGAATTTGATTTTGTATTATCGTTACTAGCAACTGTTTGTGGTTGTTGAAATTTCTGTGATCTTGTGTTTTGTAAAGCTATTGCATCCGCACTAGTATGTCTTCTACGTATTTGTGGATGTTTAGGTTCAAATTCTGAATAATGAACTAAGGAACCATTCCATTCTTTTACCATTTCAGTGTAAGGAAATGCCATACCTGATCTATCTGATATTGCTTGTGATCTTTTACCTGTTGCCCATTTAGCCATAATTATATTCCATTAGGGTAAAAAGATTGAGGAGTAATATAAGTTGAAGCTCTTTGACCATCTTCATCTAATGCTCTCTTTAATTGATCTTCATAAATTAATTTATTTTGCTGTACAAGTGTCGGTGCGTTCTTCATTGCTAAGTAGTAAGCAAGTCCTGCAACCATACAAGGTAAAAATCTAAATACCACATCAGCATCGTTTGTGTAAGCTCCCGCATCTTGAATTCTTTTAATTACGTAATATTTTAAAGTGGTGTATGTAATTAAGTTAGGTGCTTGATATAAATATATTTTAGGAATTTCTTGTCTATCCACATAATACTGTGATGGTTGACCTACAGCTAATTTATTAGGAAGAGCAGAATAAGCAGATCTATCAATTTTTGTTAAAGCAACATCTTGTGTGTTAGCTGTGTTTGCACCTGCTGCAGTTGTAGATACAAAAGCCTCAAGAACATCACTTACAGCTGCGTCTACAGCATATTCAGCTTGACCAGAAACTAATGCGTTTTCATGTAAAGCTACTTTCCAAAGATGAATTCCTCTATTTGCCCATTCTGCAAATAATAAATTAAGACTAGTTCTTGCTGATCTAAGACTGTGACCACTAGTTGTAGCCATTCCACATCTCTCATAAGCCTCTTGTATGATTTCTTCTATAGATAAATCAAATGTCGTAGTCCCTGAAGTTGCCATTAATATCCTTTTTACGGTTGTACAATTTCTTGGATTGTATCACTTTTTGACTAAACTTTGAAGACCTTAGGTTTTTTGCTATTAAATTTCTTTTTAACTTGAATTTTTTTCTTTTTTTCACCTCTAGCACCCCTTAACTTGCCATCTATTTGTGCAGATATCTGTCCTCGTCCTATCGCCATTATATTAAATCCTTAGCCTTCCCTATTATTGGTTTGTATTTAGTTTTACCTTCTGATTTATACACATGCATAAACTGTCTTCTAGGTTGATAAGGTATATAACTTGCATGAATCCATCCAGAGTTAGGTTCTCCTGGAGTGTAGAATTCTAAAAGCAATTGATCTGTCTCACAGTTCATGTGAACCCAATCAGCAACTTCAGCGTTATCGACTCCTACACATTCGAAATCAACAGCCTCAGCTTTTGCATGCTGCGATTTTTCTGAGCTACCTATAGCTTGGCAAAGCTCTATAGTACGGAACCCTGAAGTGACTTTAACTCTTCCAAAATGGTCACGTACGGGTTGTAATACATTATCACATAAATCTTTTAATTTTTCTATTTGATCTGCGTTAGGGTTGTTATCAATACCTAAACGTATGGCTGTATCTGATTTGATCAACTCTTGAAGAGTAAAATTTTGAGAAAGGTTCATTCTTGTATAATTTTTTTGATTGCTTTAGATCCGTCTATATTTTCTTCAAGTTCAACTTTTACTTTTCCGCATTTGTATTGAATATTATCATTTGCTGTACGTTCCGCAACTCTTTTTCCTTTTAAACAATCTGACATAGCAGGTTGTATTCTGTGTTCTGTGAGAACACCTCCTATAAACATACAAAGAGCTACTACGCTACTGATGACCGTTTCCATTTGCTCTTACCTTATCTTTTAATTCTTCAACATCTTCCAATGCTTTGTCTAATTGTGTTTTTAAAAATTCTATATTAACTTTGTTTGTCATATTCATTTCTTGAGTA